TGTGCTCCAAAAGAAATTGTGCCACGCTTAGGCAGGTCATTAAGAACAATGTAGCCATCAGTTAGACCAACTGTATTATCTGCTTCAGCAGAAAGTCTATCAATACCACGAACAAGTTCACCATCGTAGGTATTCTTGTTGGCGATAATCTCACGAACTAGGTTTTCGCCACTTAGGACTTCTTGTGCTAGCGAGTCTTGCGAAAAAGCCTTGAAGGAATCTTCTTGTGTATTGAGAAGTTTAGTTATGGCAGGAGCCATAGTCTCATAGCGTTGCTTCTCTAGCCTCTGTAGTTCTTTGGTTTTGCGTAACCACTTAGAACTATTACGCTTGGTGTACTTACCAACTTCTTCTTCAAGTTGTTTTGCTAGAGTTTCAATCTCTTTAGTTGTCTCTTGTGCCTTAGCAACAGGGCTAAACTCTTTTGCTTCTGCCTTAAGTGCCGCAGCCTTCTTGCCACCCTTAAGGATTGCAGTAGCAGCACCAGCACCGAACCACATAGAAGGGTCTAGTGCTAGGTTTAACGAAGCATCAACGAGACCAGATAGAACTTTATAGCCAGTCTTGTTAGGATTGGACTCAACAGACTTAGCAACGAAGCGACCAATGGTAAAAGATTCACCATTTACCTTGCCGTAAGCGCTCATAGCCTTCGCTTGAGCCTTACCAACACGGCTTTGTGGGTCTATGAAGAAGCCCGCCCCCGTTTTTACGCCAGGTTTTCCACCAAAGACGTCCGCAACTAAAGAACCAAAGAGAGTATTTGTACCACCGAGGGTAGCAAGGTCTTTTACAAAGAGTCCTGCGTCTTTTTCTTGCGCAATATCGCGAGTTAGGGTTGTTGCAAAGTCATAAGGAAGGCGCAAAGCGGCAAAACCAGCGCGAGTCGCACCCTTGAATACGTCATAAACGTTGCCGAGAGTAGCATCGTAGATAGAACCAACAATTCCTTTGTCTTTATCTACTGTTTTTTTGATTTTATCTACATTGAACTGGTCTTTTTTGAGTTGTGCGATACCATCCAACGAAACAATTTTATTGACACCAGGCGTATTGACATTCAAACCTTGCTTTACCATAGCCATGACAAGGTCTTTGCTCATACCTGGATAGGTAGAAGTTATCTCAAAGAAGTTCTTGTACATGTCAGGCGTTAGTGACGTCATCTGAATTTGGATAGCCCGGTTACGAGCCTCTCCTTCATTGGCGTATAACGCCTGCATGGCAGGCGAAAGGTTAGATTTTGTCAATTCTGCCATTAACGATTCTCTTCATTAAAGGCATTCACGATGTTAGCAAGGATGACAGAATCAGGATTTGCCATAAACATAGCACGAGCAAGCGTTGCTGTTTGGTCAATAGCGTCAACAGGAGTCTGCTGGATACCAGCACCACGTCCTGGACCGCCTTCGGCACCGTCAGAAAGAGGTCTTTCGTTGCCAGGAAGGAATGCATCTACTGATGGAAGTGTAGCAGCAGCAGGATTTACACCTGTTGCAGTTGCTTCAGGATTATCCATAGCAGCGCCTTGTGATAGTTCTTTCAAATCTTTGCGCTCGCTGTATGGTCCGCCACCTGCTTCAGAGATGTCACGACCTTCACGCTGAATCTTCTTTACGAGACCCAAATCATTTCTGCGAGTGAGTGGACCTGGACCGGCTGGAATATCCTGCATTGACATGTTTAGTCCTCATCTTCGTCGAAATCATCTAGTGGATTCTTAATTGGGTCCGCTGGGTCTACTATCCAATCAGGATAACTTGACCTATCCATAGCAAATGCTAAAGCAGTTCCTTCATCCATACCTGCTTTACGCAGAGAATCATAAACTTCTTTTGTAGCAATTGCCCAAAAATCTAATTTAGTTAAAACTGGTTCTTTTACTGTCTTGGGACGACGTGTCATTTTCTTGACAGTTTTTTTAACTGGCTTCTTCTTGGTAGCCATTTATCCTCCCAAGCCTGCTAAGATTGACATTAAATCTGGCGCTGCTTGTGGGACCCCACCAGAAGGTTGTCCAGGAGTAACCGGGGACGGGGATTGCTCAACTGGTCCTTGTGTGCCTGGCGGGGTCATCTCTGCCTGCGCTGGTTGTTCAGGTGCGAACACGGCAAGCGCAGCAGCCTCGATAGTGTCCCCGTTGCGACGACGTTCAATAACGTCTGCAATCTTTTGGATTAACGCAGATGGGTCTTGTCCTTGGGCAGCCATGGCAGGTATTGCTTGCGCTGTGGCTGTAACGGCAGCAGATAGATTGCTACGCATCTTTTCGATTTCAATTCGTTGTTCTTCGAGCGATACGTTTACGCTCCATGGAAGTTCACGACGAATGAAGTCTTTAGATACCAAGTCGGCACCAAGTGCTTGAAGAGAGAAAATCAAGGCTCGCGATGGGTCAAGTCCAGCCATCAAGCCATAGCGTACTTCAATAGAAGTATCATTCTTGATGTCTTTGGAGGGTTTGTACTTTAACTCGTACGGCGTACCCTGTGCGATTCCCTTGACGCTCTTTTCTTTATCGAAAAGGACTTGGTCCATTTCGAAACATGTTGCTATGACATCTTCAAACACTTCAGTCAGGATTGTCTGTCCTGCCTTGATTTGAGAGTCAAATGCACCAAGCAGTGCTTGTACACCTTGACCAGTGATGATTGAAGCATCAATGGTTCCGGTTCTACCTTCAGGATAACGAGCACCCAAGCGAAGTTCGCTCTGTAGCGCTGCCTGCTCCTGAAACGCGGCTGCTGGCACATCTAGTCTAACTCGTCCTACACCTGCTGGACTTGCTGTGCGAATAATCGCATCAGGTCCCATAGGCATATCTACAACATCTGAAGGAACTACAAGCGGTGCTTGAATTGACTTCTCTGCTGCTTCCATCGCCAAGTTAGCAAATCGAGCACGAGCAAGTTGTACATACAAAACATCATCAAACTGTCCACGTGTCTCGTTGTCGAGAGAAGGACGTCTTGCTACAAATACATTCATCTTGCCAAGTGGATTAGAAGCAACATTAAGAATCAAGTTGTTGCGAGTTGGCAAGTAAAGAACTGTTACATCTTTATCGGTGTAACGAATCATCTCAATCATCATGCTGGTATCTTGATTGAATCCGTCACGACCAAGAAGCATCGGAGCATACTCTGGGTAATCTACAGCCAGTTCTCCGATAGTCTTGAAGTAAACCTTTGCGTAAGATACGCAACGACCAAATCTATCAAACTCAGGGTATCCGCCCATCGGGTCTTCAACACGGATACGTGGTAAATCAGAATCAAAATCAGGTTCTACGTGGATAGGTAAAAAGCCATATGAGAAATACCAGTCAGCACCCCAGTACATCTGTGACTGTAAGCGTGAGTGATAGACATAGTTGTTGGCTATCATTGTGCGCTTGTCAGCAAATGCTCTAGCCTTGTCGTTATTGACATTGGTGGTTGAGCAGTTGAAAGATGGAAGTGGGGCTAGTACCTCAGCCAAGTCGCGTGCTGCGACATCGACAAAGTTAGCCACCATTGACTTGTCCATACCTTCAGGGAACAAGTCAGGGTAGATAGTTCCCAACTCGCCCTTACGGACAGCAAGGATATCCTGCATACGGGCATCTCTAGCACCGTTGCGCTGCTTTAGGTTGTCCACCCGCCGAGCGATTGTTTGGATATCTAATTCCATCATAGTCCTATTCGTACATCGAGAACTCATAGTCATTTACGTTCATCACGTAACGCTGATTGAGTTGCTTTCTAGTAGCCCATCTATTGCTCATGTGACTTTGGTTTATATTCATGTTGCCAATGATTTCTCTGGCGCGTAGTTCACAGAACCACAAAGCCATCACGCAGTCTGTCTTGCCTTTGGTATCAGGCTTCCAAGTAATCAACTGTTGGATTAGAGCCTTCACCCCTTCTGCTGTATCCTGTGAAGGAAGTTCCAGAAGGTTGTCACCTTGATGTACTCCGTTACGCATAGACCCGAAGAGTCCTGCCATAGCAGCCACACCAAAGGCTGTGTCCCATTTGTTCTTACCTGTGAACTGGCTAGAGAATTTCACTCCAGCAGATGCTAAGTAAGAACGCAAGTCATCATCTAGCGCGTAGGCTTTCTGATGAGCATTGATTTCAATACGTAGTTCTTGAGGTTGGTACTTCTCGACCCAGTCTTCAATCAGTTGTTGAATCTTTCCTGGAGTTGGGTCAACCATATTGATGACATCTAGCACGTATCTCTTGCGAGTATTACGGTCTACTGTCAGCATAACTGCCGCAGTGTTGCCTGTCATCGCTGGGTCTAAGCCCATTATTGTATACCAAGCACCGCGTTCTTTGGGATGTCCTGGATTACCAGGTCTTAGAATCCCTCGTTTTCGCACCCGGTTGATTGAACCCTGCACACAAGCAGGGGGAAAAATAGAATCTTCTTGTACATCTTGCTGTTGGTAGACCAATGCCCAGGCTGACGGAGAAACTTCACTCCTTCTTCGAAAGAGTGCTGGTCCGTCCCATTTAGGATATAGTCCGTTTTCATCTGGAAGTATACCCTCATCTGAACCCTCCCATGGTACATGGCTCTTGGGCCATAGAGTGACCCAGTTTTCTGGTTTCTCGTCTAACTCAAGTACTGCTGGCATAGCAAAGTAAGTGAAGGGAGTTCTGCCATTAGTCCAATGCTCACCCTTACGTAGTTCACGGTA